TTCCTGAACTGGCACATCATCGATCCTGTGTTGAGCAATTGAAAAGTATTCTTCCTCTCGCTCAATGCCGATAAAGTTTCTATTTTCCATTTTAGATGCGATTCCAGTGGTGCCAGCACCCATACAGGGGTCCAGTACCAGATCCCCCTCATTGGAGAATGTTCTAACCAACCAACGATAAAGATCCACTGGTTTTTGTGTAGGATGGTGTTTTCCTTCACCTTCTGCAGTCTTGAAGTAAATGACACTGCGAGGATACCTCAATCCACTGTCATTCTTCACATGAACTGCTTTTGTTTGAACACCATATGCTTCAGTATCTCTCACTGCGGTTCCCTTATCATATGGGGTTCCTTGTGTCATTTGGGGATTGTATGTTGGTTGCTTCTTATAGAAGACTACAATATCCTCATGAGCACGTAGAGGTTGTTTCTTGGCATTCAGATAACCAGTTGCCTTTGATTTTTCCCACACCATTGTATACTTGAAGTCCTTGTAATTTGAAGCGATAAGGACACTTGTAAATGGTTGTGCTGCTGTTGAAATGATGGGGCATGTTGGTTTGCATATGCGATCAACATGCTCCCAAAACTTGGGATAATCGATAATAGTATCCCACTCGTTTCTTTTGTTCAGAGTTCCATATGGAAAGTCTGTCAACAATAAATCGATGCTCTGGGGAGCAAGATTCCCCAGAACATCGAACATATCATCATTATATAACTTCATCAGTTGCTCAACCATTGAATGAATCGGGTGTATTCTACCATGTCCAATTCAAAATCAGAACGAAATTGTGCATCATAAATTGGACGTTTAGAGTTACGCTTTTTCTGTGGATTTACAAAGAAGATATTGATTTTCTTTCCAGTATATTTTTCAAAATAACCAGGGTAATACACTAAAGGATCTTTACCACAAGCATTTTGACCAGCAAAAATTGCATACTCTACATCGTCTGGAACATCAGGAGATTGCTCAAGTTCCATGAAATCTTGAACACAACGTTTCAAATAACACGCATCCAAATAAGTTTTATCTTCAATGAGTTTTTTAAGCACGTTATCTTTGTAGACATGCTTATCAACCTGAAGATTCTTCAAATATTTTCCATTAACAATCATGGAACGCTTATAATCATTTTTACGAGCATCAAGACCCAACGCTTCACAGGTTCTCAAAGTAAGATTTTCGTAAACAAGACCAGATGCATTCCTTGCTTTACCACCACCACAATTCTTATGAAGAATGGGAAGATCATCCACTTCTTTGTTATAAGTTTCAATAATCGGATCAAGGTTAAACATGATTCGGTCGTGTGTATGCATATATTATAATGGGTCCTCTAGAGAACCAGAAGACCCAGTGTGCCACTTTTTAAACTGTCTCAATCTTCGTAGATTTTACATTCAGGTGCGTCAGGATTGGCATCACAATAAAGTTCTAAAGGAGTTGGATCGTGTAAATCTTCTGGATGATTTGCTTTATATGTTTTAAGTGCTTCCAATTCCTCTTCAGTATGTCTCCGTGATTGTGGAGAAATAGTTGGGTCACTCAAAAGGTCCTCGTCCTTCTGAATGTGTTGGTCTATATTTTCCATAGTTTTGTATCGTGTTGACAATATTTATTTTATTTTGGTGAGTTATCCTCTTTACCTTCAAGAGAACGAACCATCAATTCAGTGAATTTTTCCATTTTTTCAGCAGAAACTGTCTGCGGAGCATATGTAATGGCATCTTTCAGTGCTATAAGTTCGCTCCATTCCTCTTTTGTAAGAATTTCAGGTCCAGTTTTTGCTAGAGTCATAGGTTTTTTGCGATGTGTCCCAATATTAGCATTTCAATACATTAGTATCTATGAACTTAATGTTTTCTTTGGGATCGAGTTACAAATCTTTATGTTTATTGTATGATCTCCAGTCTTGTTCATCAAATTCACTCAAGTGTCTTTGACAGATGATCATTCCCGTAACATTGCAGGCATAAAGTGTTGAATCATACTTACAAGCGGTCCAGGTGAGCATCAAATAGTCGTAAAGATCAGAATGTTCTTCTTTATGTGGTTCTACAAGACTAATCAGTTCTTGTAGCATCTCCCGACTCATTAGGCGTTTCATTTTTTCTTTCCAAAAAAGAGTCAAGTGTATCTAGATCACTTAAAAGTTCTCTGTCACGATTCTTATCGTGATAATAGGACCACAGAGCATTGTGAACATCCATAAGATGATCTACCCAGAACCCAGCAGGATAAATTCCCAGAGCAGATTGTAGTCCACGATGAGAAGTTCCCTCATTTTCTGCTTTACACATAATATGAGTGATTGCTTCTACCATATCAATCTTATCTTCTTCAGACAACATATGATACTTTCCAATCGCACGTTGTCGTGATTCTTCATTTGCTTTCTGAAGTTCCTTAAATGAATCAGAATCCCACCAGTCCTTTAATGCTTTACCAAATTCGTTAAGTTCAGTCATCATCTTTCCCAAAGATAGTTCCAAAGAAACCAGAGTCTCCTGGTCTACGGTTTTCCAGTTTATCTAGTAGAGAATCAGTTGTTTGTAATGACTCAATACGACTGATAAGATCAGCAATCACACTACACACCATGGGACGTTCTTGACGAGCAGCGTATGCTAGTGCGTTCCGCAGAGATTGTTCTGCTTCTTTCAGTGATTCTTCAACAGATTGTGAGAGTGCCATTATTTGTTACCAAGTAGTAGGTTATGATATTTTAGGACTTCTGGGTTCTCCAGGTCTTTACATCTAGGGTAGAAAATACCGTCCTTATAGCAAGCATTTTCGGGGTCTTGTGGATTATATTTTGTCACTTTTGCTGGATAATCTCTAATATTACAGAGTTCTCCTTGTCTAGACATAAAGTTCTCAAAACATAAACCAGCAACAAGTGGGGCGAGTAATTGTAGAGTATACATCAGCACTCATCGGGTCCAAGTGGTTGAGTGGGTTTACGAATAGTAAAAGAACCATCGTTGTTATTAATCCAGTGAATTGCGTCACCTTCTTTCAAGTCTGCTGCTTCTAGTAGGTCATCAGGAAATGCTACAAAGAGTTCTTGTTTACCAGTATCTGCATCTTCTACTTCTTGAACAGGGATAATCCATCGGGTCACAACATCTTTTTTGACTTCTGGTGTCCATTCATATCCACCTGCTTTTCTAATTTCTTCTACTTGAGCATCAAGTTCTGCTTTATCACACATCGCATTCAGTTCTTCTTCCATACATTGCTGATGCTCTTCTGGATAATACATTTCTTCCCAGAAACTGTTCCAGGCACCTTTACATTCGGGTGAAGGATCATCCTTATCGCAAGACAAATGACTCTTACCATTACCATTCAGCAAAGCAAGTAGTTCATATGCTTGAGATGCTTGTTGTTTGTAAGCATAATAGTTGTCTTTTACAACTCCAACAATTACATCATAGATTTCTTGTGGTGATGCTTCAGCAGAAGACATAGCATCATACATCCAATTCTCAAGATTCTCAAGAGAATACTTTTTATAACTAAAATCAGAGGTCATTCAGGTGTTCTTTGATTGCTTGTTCCACTATAACCTGGATTTCCTTCCCCGTCAACCCATTGAGCCACGACCAGTTTGGGTCATCTTTATCCCAGTCCATTGTAAATGACCCATCTCCATTCTGTGTTATTTTGAGAGTATCAGCATTCATCGCAGTCAGTATCCTTGTGTTTCTTACGAATTTTTTTAAGTTGTTTCAGTTCTTCCTTGATCATTTTATAGGCACTATCAGCATCAAATTTACCACCTATTTCTAGACCAATAATAATTTCCATTCTTGTTCCAAAGTGTGCTAATGCTTTTTCAAAGCAGTCTAATTCATACATCGTAATTAATCCTACAACGTTCGGCAAGAATATCTATACGGGCATCAAGAGAATTTTCCATCCGATAGAGTTCATTGGTAGTTCCTACATTTTCTTCTTCTAATACTTTGATTCTTGCTTCCAACTCTTCAATTTTTTTATACAGCAAATCTGATGGAGTTGGTTCATTCAATCCCCACTTCTTCTGAAACCAATAAGGATCATTCATAATATACCTACAGATTTTAAATACTTTTGATATGCCATAAAGCGTTGAAGAGATGGAGTTACACCAAGACTTTCACAACACCGAAGATATGAGATAAACTCATACCAAGGTGCGGTCGGGTCAGTATCACTCACAGTTTGCCCCCTACTTCACCCTCATAAGTTCGGGACGTAGAGAAACCTTCCTGCCTCCCTTTAAGATAAAATCTTGTTGCCGATATACAAATGTCTTCAGTGAGAGATGTGACCAGTCCACTATCTTCTTTGTCTGTTGAATACCAAAGTCCATACTTTTTCTCCTCAATATAAAAGGCATCGTCAATCAGTTTCTTTTCCATTTTTCTTTATGTGAGGGTGAGGTGCGTAGAGAGGACCAGGATAGTTTCCAGCAAACTTATCAAGTTCTTTAATTGCTTTTACAACTTCTGGTGTTTCTTGCCAATTCCATTCATTGCCGTGTTTATCTACAAAAGTTCTAATTGTCATATTTGTAACTTAGTTTGATGTCTTTTTTCTTGAGTTTGTAGCGATCAATATGCTTTTGACGATGTGCTTCGCTTTCAAAGTAACACTTACGAGTTTCATTTCCTTCCTTATACACAAGTTTCCAGGGAAACTGATCAAAGGGAAATTCTTCGGAGTAGTCCATCAGGTAGGTTGTTCAACACGTTGAGTATACACGGAATCAAACAGTTCGTCAAGCACCTCACTACAGGTATTATACTCTTTACTATTCAACACAGTTTTCTCATACTGATAGCGACGAACAGCAGTAAAGATCAGTTTATATTGTTCAGAGGTAAAGTTCATTAGTCGTAAAGATTTTGCTCCTGTTGTATTTTATCTAGGTAGTGGTAGATCGTTGCTTTTGAGTACTCAAACTCCTCAAATCGTTGTGGTTTTTTCTTCTCCATCTTGGTGAGCATATTCACCCAGTCATAATGACTATTCACCACCCATCCATAATGATGGTCGTCACATAACAACTTAAACATTACTTGAACCCCTTACTTTTCTTTTTATCCAACACTTCAATGTGACTCAAAAAGTGCCCACCATTTTGAAACCAAGTGAGTTGAACATCCTCATAGTTATCAAAGATGACCTCTTTACCATCTTCATAAACTAACTTATAATCGTGGCGATCATAAGGTTTATCAGATGTTTGTTTAAAGTATTCTGGTGATGAGGAGTCAATAAGTTGAGTCATTTCAGATAATGAGGTTTTTCAGATTCAAATGTTACCCACTTTGCTATTTTAAGGCACATCAGCAAAGTTTGGTGTTCACGGTTATACAATTCCCAGTCTTGTTTGAGTTTCGCAGCATACCTACGACGATAGGCACAGCACCAGACGTTATAGAATATCTTGTCCTTTTCAGTCATCATCCCATGGTGCTTTACGATTCATCAGTTCTTTAATTCTTTCCACCACAGCAGGGTCTTGTGGTTCATTGATTCGTCGCACAAGTTCATCATATGCTTCTGCGGATACAATAATCCTTTCTGGTTCTTGTCCTAATCTCAACCTACGTTCTGGACTGATGGTTATATTGTAAGGGTCATCATAAGGATAAATGTATTCCTGAAACCAACCAATACTCAAACTCTCCCAGAACTCACCATATCCCCATTCATCACCGTCATCATAACAGTCAAGAATATACAGGACATTACGAAATCCGTCAAGAAAGTATTCCCATTTCATTGGTTCTTCAAATCTCACGGTGTTTCATCACTCCACCAATAAGATAGTTTATCACCATAAGCAGAAATATTCAAGTGGTAAATCTTTTTGTCTTGTGTGTAAATGCCCACCCACAAACTCCGTTCGTTCATACTTTCCAGGTGAAACATTTCCACATCTTTCAGCACGATTTCATCTGGGTTTTCAGTAAATCTACTCATCTCTCAAACTATCCAACACTTGAAGAATAAAAGCAATAGAGTTAGCATACTCTCGCCCATCTTGCCCACCCATTACAATATAAGCAATCTCTTTTTCGGCAAGTTCAATTCTCTCATTTCTGGTGAGTTCTTTGAGTTCAGGACGATACCAATTACCATCAGCATCTTGTTTGAAACCAGCATTCAGTTTTTCACGACGCTCTGCTTCTTCAAACATTTCATCGGGGTATGGTTCGCAATCCATTGTTTTTTCTATTTCAAGTTTAATTTCAGGTGCTTTGGTTCCAAGAGTAAGAGTTTCAAGGGTTGGAGAAGGCATACGGGATGTTTCTTTACCGTTTGTATAGAAGATTAAGTCCTTGTTCATAAGTTCTCTCAACTTCTGTTTGCCGTATTCAGTCAGTTCGTGTTTTTGTTTGCGGAGTTCTTCTACTTCTTCTTGTGTGAGATTAACCCACGGCATATCTTCATTCATAAGGTATCCATTCAGCAAAACTAAAGATATAAGCAAGTCCCCATTCTAATGTATGAGGTGGTAGTTCGTCAATATGATTAAACGCAAGTCGTCTTGCTTCCAAGATGCGTTCTTTACCTACCGCAAGTAGATTTGCTTTAG